CCATATAGTTCATGGCGTTTTGTTAAACCGTTTGCCATGGTTAAAAAGTATATTCGTTTTTGCGAACTCTTGATGATCTTAGCCGTAATGGCATTTGCTGTTGTGCCGGACGTGAGGAGTTTATTCGAATAAATGGCAGCATAGCAATTTCGCCAAAGGAAATAAGCAGCAACAAAAGTGTTGCAATATGCCTTACGGTTCGTGGACTTAGCCCAAATGATACCCGGTACTTTTTTTGAAAAAACCAACGGGTTAAATCAGCGGTGTTGTTTGCCTTAATTTTATGTTCGATGTTACGGCGGTGCGTTTTTGCAGTAAGAGGAGCAATGTTTAGTTCCTGTGCCACCTCCTTATCAGATGCTCCCCAGGCAATAAGCTCGGCAATTTGATATTCACGTGAGGTAATTTCCATGGCTTTAGTTGTTAAAAATTATCATCAAAGAATGGCAAACCAGTCCAAGGGTTAATGCCATGTTTTCTAAAATAAGCCTCAATAACCAATACCTCAGTTGGCCTTATCTCGGTTAACCCCTTTCTTTTATTATGAAATGTAACCGGAGATCTCCAACCACATTCTTTCATTATTGATGCTTTTACAGGATTTTGCTGGATTGCAGGTAAATTGTCATAGCCTTTGACAAAGTTGTCTTTTACTACTTCAGTAGTATTTGAATTACGATTCATTTATTATATATTTGTTCAGTCAATTAGTAAAAGTAATATTGAATAAAACATCAATATTTGAATCAAAAGTATAATATATGATATTAAAAAGCAAATAATATTGAATAAAAAATCAATAAATATTTTTTGTTGTGGGTAACTTAAAGATAATTAAAGAGATAGCAGATGCTAAGGGAATGAAATTAAAATGGATTGCAAAAACCATTGGAATTTCAGAAGGAGGTCTTCAATTAATTATTTCTACAGGCAAAGGGAGAACCGAAACATTGCAAAAAATTGCGGATATACTGCAAGTGCAATTGGTTGGATTGCCCTTGGTGATTCCGCCGCAATCATTTTGCACTTTATGAGTGTTGATAATCAGGTGAATACATTATGATGCAACACCGGTATTGCATAATGAATAAAGGGAACGCTTCACAGCGCTCCCTCCCTCTTACTAACTAATACCAACTATGAAAAAACTCTACTAACTAAAACCCTAAAAATATTTTTGAAATAAGCAATCCAACCGCAACACCTCCGCTTACTTTGGCACCATCGGTTTGGTACCACTTTTGTTTTTTGTAAATAGTGGAGCTCTGCATATCGGTTACTTTTATATATGGATTAAGATTATCGTAAATAACCACTGGCTTAGGCTTTTGAAAAACATGAAGTATTCCCGGATCCTTTTGCATCCCTATAGTAATAATAGGGTAGGACTTAATCATTAAACTGTCAAGCATTGGCTTTGGATGCCTGGCAGTAACCTTCAGGTAATAATTTGTATCGGTGAACGACATAGTTAGGGGTAGTTCTACCGAGTTCGATTCAGGAAGAATGCCCAGATCGGTTTCTAAATATTCACCTGGTTTATTTAAAATACGAATTTCCTCCTTTAGCCTGGTTACTTCATTCACCTTAACCAAAAGTTTCTTTTTTAAATCTGCCTCCGTAATCAGGCCAATTTGTAAAGCATTTTCATAACTCATGTTAGTTTGATATGCTTGGACAAGCGTGTCCTGGTACTGGGTAATTTTTATTTGCAGATTAGAAATGCTATCTGAATAATATCTGGATAAGTCCTGATGTAAAGCAATGGTTTCCTTCAGCTCTTTTTTTATCTGGGTTTTATTATACCAGGTAATCGCAACGCATAATACAAGGATAGAATAAAGCGATATGTTAATGTATTTTTTCATTTCGAAAATTTTGTTGTTCCAACACGGTTAATCCATCCATTTAAAAACCTTTCGTTTTTTGGGCGTAATACAACACGTCGCCGGTAATATTCACGTCTGGCATTTTTGTACAATACCAGAAAGTTTTCACATTCATTAATGGCATTCCTGGTAATATTACCCATTAATCCATCAGGATTCGTTTTCACTATTCTTTGAGCAATACGAATAGCATTTCCACGGCCGGCATTAACACCCATATCAAATATTTCAAGAATATGGTTTGCATTAACTATGCCGGTTAGCTTCATGGGCATCCAGTATTTTTCGAAGTAGATCTGCTTAGCTCTTTCCTTGGTAAGATTTTTTATATCTTCATTTGGAAAGTACCTGGCTGCAATACCATACTTTGTACCTTTGAGCACGCCCGTGCAGTTTGGTCCTGTCCAGTTGCCCAAATCATCTTTATCACACTGATAGCCTCCCTCATGCTTGAAGATAACCTCCATGCACATATCAAAGATTATTGGGTACATAATTTATTTTTTTTTAGTTCTGAATAAGGTATAGAACAAAGCTGTATTACCATAGCCTACCAAAAGTGAAATTACTTTTGTTACCGGGAGTGATACCAGGTAAGGAACCTTTTCGAGTATGGTAGTAAAATCGAATTTACTTTCGGGATCCATGAAAACAATCATCATTGCCATGGTTGCCAGTACAGAGGTTAAAAGTTCAGTCCAGTTGTCTTTAAACCAAAAGGTGAAGGTGAATGCTTTCTTTTCATTTCTGTGCGCATAGCGATTCAGAAAATAAATGCTAATTCCTAAGAGTGCTAAAATCCAGTTTATCATGATTTCAATTTTTAGTTATTTTTTCTTTTATAATTGCAATTTCTGTTTCGTGTTTATCAAGCTGCAAACCGTGTTTTGTCAATCTTTCATTAACTGACTTTTTATGCTCTGCGCAGTTTAGTTTAAAATCAGAAGCCTGATCTGCCTGAGCCATCACAGTACCATTTAAAGCTGTTATTGATACGCTTAAACGACTAACCTGCTCATTAAGATTTGTAAGGCTTTCATAAGTTTGCTTGTTAAGATCAATAAGATCTTCACGCATACTTTTGTTATTCGTTTCAGAATCCCTCCAAATCTTATTTATTAAAAGTCCGGCACCTGCAAGAATTAAACTTGCAATACTGAGAGTTATTATTACCGTTGTTGGCATGAGAGTGTTTTTTTGGTTATACTAAACAATTGATCTTAAAAAGTTTGCTGCAAAACGGTCAAGAAGTAAATCAGAGTTTCCGGTTAAATCTCCAGCTGGGTGGAGTCCGTCTGGAACCCAATTTAAAAGCATTGTTTTTCCGTTAATAACTTTATTGCTCCATCTGGTATATTCCCAAGTTTTACCAATGGGTATTTGCCAATAATTAGCCACTGCTTGTTGTGCTGTTGCAATTTTTGGAATATTTGTATTTTCATAAAAACCAAATATTGCTATTTTAGCATATGGATTGGAGGTTAAAATTATTTCAATGATATAATTCATTGCTCCAACAAAGAAATCTCTATTATTGAATGGCGTTGGCACTGAATAATAGTCTGAATCACTTTCGCCAGAATACCTATCATTTATTCCATGATCAATAATAAATAAATCTGCATCGAGATTAGGAGTCAATCGAACCTCATACGATGAATTTCTTATTGCGGTTTGCTGAGCTTCTGATAAAGTAACGGGCGGTGAACCAACCAACGAAGATCTAATAGCATCCCAATTTGCAATAATATATTCTTTTTCCGCACTTGTTTGGCTCAATGAAAGTGTATATGGTGTCCAATCTAAGCCCGCATAATCACCGTTATTTTTTTGTTTCCTTATCATTGATGATGAAAGTGATACATTAGTTAGTAATGCACCATGTTCAGCACATGAATTGGCAGGATAAGTAGATGAATATGGTATTGAAGTACCCATCCACAATACTTTTTTATTGTAGAGTATTGGGTTAACAATCCCACCTGATAATTCTCGAAGTTTATTTGCTTCAGCTCCCCAAGATGTATTTGCATTTGAAATTACTGGCTTACCCATAATATTGTGTTATTTTTTAATACAGTGTAATAACTAAGTGTTAAGTCAAAAAAAAACCAGCGCCTATATTTAATAAGTAACTTTCCATAATCGCAAAAAAACCTTGTAACTCCTCTGCCGAAAAAGAATCTCCAGCATAATAATACGCATATTGTCTTAATGCTGCAGCTCCAGCAGAACCGTTAGCATTATAAAATCCGACATACATATTATTATTTACAAATGCCCCACTCGCCGTTGAATCGGTTACTTTTTGTACTCCATTATGGTATGCTTTACCAGTAGTAGCAGCAGATTTATCTACTGTAAATAATCCTTTTGATGTCAAAGAAACCACACCACTATTTGTTAGTGTCAAATTTGACCTATATGTTAAATATGATACTTGGTCTGACGTATTTCTTAACCTAAGAACTGCACCAGTAGTTAAGTCGGCATGTCCGGCATCTCTATTATTCGATTGTGATTCAGTCCTGGAATATACTCCAAAAGAATAATCGTCATTTTTATAATTAACTCCTGAAACTACCGGATTAAAGCCAGTATCTATACCTTTTCCGGTCGCACTTGTGAAACCTCTATCTACCTCAAATGCTGGAGTAGATATTTTTGATGCATTTATAGAATTTCCTTTCCAGTTTAACAATGAATCATTTTCAGCATGCGCAGCATATACCTGTAAAACATCTAACCTATCCCAATATCCGGCATTTTTTAAAGCAATAATAGTATTATCAATTAATACTTTTCTCGCTTTAGTAGGCTGGGTTGACATTCTTAAAAATAAAGCTTTAGCTTCGGACGAAAGACTAAGCCCTCCGCCAAACTCTGATTTATCCAATCCCATTCCTAATCCTAATCCCATTGTAGTAAGTGTTAAAGATTAATAATTAGTTTGTATCAACATTATTTGAATAACCGGGATGCAATGGTTTATATTCTGCTGCATACCATAAGCACTGAAAACCGATAGTGGTACTATTATATTTTACCCTTACAGTAATTTGTGGATAACCGTCATAAGAATAAATTGTATAGTAATACTTTGTATTTGTAAATGTTGATGAATAGTTATTCCAGCTATAAATTCTTTGTGATACTCCGAAGGTGCCCGCAGTTAATGCAAGAACCTCAATTTCGATATAACCATAGGTATATGCATCCAGCGTAGGTGTGGTCATAGTTTCGACGAGTGCGCCACTTGCATTATATACCATCATTTTACCCACTCCAACACCATTAAAACAAGCTTTAACGGATAATATATCACCATCACCCATCGATGCTATATTTACTCGTTTCACAATTGTATCGCCTGCAGATGTTGTTGTCTTTATTTTGGGTCCTCCTGATGTAACTATAAAAGTTGCACCTCCTTCTTCAAGATCATTTGCATAGAGACTGTAATCAGTAACCTGATCCGTACCTATCGCAATATTATCAATCTCATCATCAACATAGGCTCTAACTGCATCTGCAGTATCATTTACAGCACCAAGCAAAACCGATGCATTCATTTGCTTAGTAGATCCTGAGTTTACAATTACCATTTTATCAGTACCACTTAATGTTGTGGCCACCGGTAATTCTGAAATTTTCTTTTGTGCCTGGGCACAGTTTGCCAGGATTAAAATTGATACTGTAATAAATAATAGCTTTTTCATGATTAGTCTGTTAAAATTGTTTCTTCAGTTTCTGTTAAAATTTCTTCACCCGATTCAGTTAGCAGTCCTTCCTGATCAATAATTTCACACAACTTGCAGCGCATTTCGCAATTGGCAACATTGAATGATCCTATTGAAAGTACCCTGTATATACAACCATCCCATGGATCTGCTATTACCGAACCAATAGAGCAATGTGAATGCCGTATTAACGCATCGTAGCTTACCGTTGGTGTAAGATGCTGATCTGTAATTATCCGGGCAAGTGATACTACAATGGGTTCCTGAATATTGTTATCTTTTTCCTGCCATAATACAGTGGGGGTTGCATCACTTAAATATTTTCCGTTAGCATAAATAATTTTATTATTTGTGATATCAGGAAGATCCGCACACATGATATCAATATCTGAAGGGATGTAATTATTTTTATCGTTAATCGTTGTTTTGAATTCCAAGTCGGTATCTCCCTCCGGAAACTCCATACCTATTTTTTTAATTAATAATGTACCGGCAAATATGTTACTTCCCGAATATTCATAAAACATTTGGAGAACATGAATTGTACAGGTGCCTGATTCCGGAACACTTTCAATTTCAAATGATTTGTCTGCCCATCCAGAATTAGCTGTATAATTTGCAATCGATAAATAAGAATCAGGATCGTTGCCATTGGTGGTCCATCCTGTTGAAGTTCTATACTTGCTTCCTATTTGTATTTGAATATAAATATCTACAGGAATATTGGCGGCCGCAGGAATGGTTTGATTTATTGCTGTTGCTGCATATTCAATACTAAATATTACTTTTTTATCATCAGCTACAATCGGGAATGTTGATTCTGCATATTTAGCATAAGTTTTTCCGCTTAAAAATGAAGCATCAACAATGCCTTCAATTTTTATTGCCATTTGCTCATTCTTTGCATCTATAACTGCACCCTCAATAATAGGTGAACAAGTTTGCGGTGCTGGTATTTTCAATTGCCACTTATTACTTACATACCGATAATAACCATTCCTACCTAAAGAACTCCATGTCCAGGTGAATTCCTTTTTAGGCATATTTCCTCCCGGAATAATATTATCGACATAGCCGTAATCCTGGTTAATATTTAACTCCTTCATTGCAGGAATCACTTGCATTGAAGTTGCGCCCATAACCATTACATTGCGGTTTGCAAGCGTTTCATTTTCATCGGTTAATGTTTTGGATGGATCATAGCTGCCGGAACTTGAATAAACTCCTGCGGCATTGTAGATCCTTCTTACATAACTCCCTTTAAGTTGTGAAAAACGAATAACATTCCATCCATTAGCATCCTGAAACAGCATTGCACCATATGGTTTAAGTATCTCTGCAAGAACATCGGCGCAATTCATACCATAAAAGATATCGCAATTTGTATATGCTTGCTTTAATGGATCATCGCCCGTGTCGTTATCCATTGTAGTTTCATAGATATTGATAGCAGTTATAATGGCTCGTTCGTTGCCAATCTTATCCAGCATAATTTTTATAATGTCAAAATCCGATTTCAAACCCGTGTAGGCATCTCCATTGGCATCCACGAAATCCATATTTACAAGCAAGCCTAATCCATCAGCAGCTTTAATGCTTACAGCAAAATCTTTACTTTCATAAACCTCCTTATATAAGTCGGCAATAAGATACCCCACCCAATTTAATACTGTTGCTGAGTAATGTTTTACCTGGTATTTAAATTTCGAAGCTGTGAAAAGTGATCTGAAGTATTGCCGGGATGGAGACCTGAAATTGATATCCATGGAACTCGCAATACTTGTTGGATATTTTGTATCATCGGATGGATCCCATGAGAAAATTACAGGATCGGATGTTGCATAAACAGAGGTAATGGATCCGCTATACCCTTCTTCAAGAATATCCACCTGATGGGAAACCCCCAACAGATCAGTATAGGTATTGCGGTATTTTACTCCGTAGCTCATCGTTTACCGGTTAAGGTGTTAAAACTTGTATTTTCATCTTTTATAATGGCAACAAGATCTCTTCCTGCACGTTTCCATTCGAGTTGTATTACCCGGTTTGAATTGTTAGAATTACTATATGGAGATACTGATGCGCCCGAATATGATCCACTACTACCCGAACCAATACTTTTTGAACTTGCTGCTGCGGCAGATAATGCTGAACCAAGAGCTACCAAAGCAACCCCTGCTGCAATTTTTGAAAATGGTTCAGGACTGAATTTTAAGGCAAAATCTGCCATTCCATAAGCTATAAGCAACGCACCAAATTGCTGAGCAAACTTGCCAAATCCATCGAGTATATTAGCTCCAAAATTATCCCAATCGCCTGTAACCATAGCTTCGCCGAAACCACCGGCAATTGTTGAAACTAAATCTGCTGCAAAATTATTAGCTGCCTGATTTATGTTTTGTACGAAATCATAAAACTTTTTAGCCGCAGGGTCTAAAGCATCATCCAACGATCCAGCTAAATTATCAAGAGGGGATATTTCCTCAATCGCAATATCCTTACCTGCTTTTTTCCATGATTCTCCCCAAGATTTATTAATCCATGGAGTCATCCAGGCTTCTAATTCCGTATTGTCCTCATTAAATACATGATCCCATTTCTTTTTATCGGTTGATTTATTATCCTGGTTTTGTATTTTTGATGTTTCTCCAATTGCGCTATTATAATCTCTTTGCGCATCTGCTAATGCTCTTGTTTTGGTATTAATACCAGCAAACAATTTAACCCAAACATCTTTTTCTCCATTTTCTGATAAATTAGTAAATCGCTCAAATGTGTTTACTATATACTCAAGATCTTCTTTAGGAACATCTTTAATAAAATCGTAATTACCCATTCCAGCAAGATTACTTTTTACAAGTTTTGCTGCATCTTCTACACTATTACTAAGATTAGAAGTATCAAAAACTTCTTTTATTTTTTTTATAGTTTCTGCCTTAACGTTATTATATCCTTCAGTTTCTAAGGCAGTCATTGATTCGAATAACTTTACCCCTTCTTCAGTTGATATTTTTTGCCTACCCTCCCAAGATAACTTTTCAAGGTTGTAATTATCATTAATTATTTTTTTACGCCTTTCAAGGATTTTACTTTCAATTTCCTCTATTTTTGTGGCGGCATCGCTTCTTACTTTTATATCAAGAAGTTTATTCTTTGTGGTTTCTCTAAGTGCTTCTGCCTCCTGTTGCAATCCAACTACCACATAATCGTTATAGGCATTTTTATCGGCTAATGCATCCAGAGCTTCTTCCAGCTCCTTGCCACGATTAAAACTTTCTTTTAAATTATCAAGTAAATTACTAAAATCTAATGTTGCAATTGCGCTTTGTAAGGCGAATAATGATTCTTTTCCTCCTGCAATGGTTGCATTAAACTTATCTCCTGGTCCTTCAACACTTTCAATGGCAGATTTAATTCCGGAAAATGTTATTCCAACGGCTGCGAGACCAGCAAAGGCTGCTGTGAATTTAGTAGCGAAATCCTTTGCCTGATCTTTAAATCCATTTAACTCGGATTTACTACTCTGCATTTTCTTTTCGAAAACCTGAGTATCCATCCCAAGGATTATTGATAATTCGCCGAGTGTTTTCTTTCCTGCCATTAGTTTAATGTCTTTGGAAATTTACTTAATATGTCCTCCGTTGGCTGGGGTGGAGGAGACTCCCATGGAAATACTGTTAATGAAAATACGCTGGTTAATTTTGCACCCATTGAATTCATAATATTTGCTGAAATCCATCTTGCTCTTTCCCATTCCAGTTGACTTGTTTTTTGTATCAATTCAACCTCTTCCTGATTGCACTTTGTTTTCTCATCCATTCTATACACCAATTCTCTTAATGTATATTCCTTAAGTTCCCAAGGATGAAGATTTAAAAATCCAACCCCCATTTTATATATCGAATCCCAGGTTACAACCTCCGGAGTTTCATTTACTTTTTTTTTGTGCCATTGAAAACTGGCATCCCTTCTCTTAACGCCTCCATAAATTCAGGGAATGTTACTAAATCAGTATCTAACCATTTCCCTACCATATCCACGTTAAAATCAACGGTTTCTTTATTTTCAATTGCTCCGAATTTTAAGCCTACAAATACTAACCATCTTAAATGATTCATATCCATGGACAAGGGTTTTTCATTTACCTTAAATATCCAATCCAGATCCGTGCCCGTATTTAAATTAAAATCGGCAAGAGCATTTATGCTATACTTTACCGGGCGGACTTTTCCGCCTATTTCAATATTTTTCATAGTTGGTTAAAGTTTAGGTATTTGTCGATTTAGTAAGATCTGAGGAACCTTTGATTGTAAAATCGTAGGTGCTATTCTCATGATCAGTAAAATTTGCTTTCAGCGTTTCAACATAACCGGTTCCAGCGTAATCGATATCACCAGGGTTTTCGGTTGAAAAACGAACGGTGAGAAGTGTACCAGCCTTCCAAGCATCGAACAGATCATCGAAGGCATATCCTTCTGAAAATGTAAAATGTCCGTTACCACTTGCCGACCAGTTACGGCGTGAAGGTTTAACTGTGTCATAATCTCCGGTGCCTGCATTGTTCATGTCGAGCATATTAACTCCCATGTCCAGGTTAACACCCTTCATTGCACCAATTAGTACATTTGAAATATATATACCCATAAGGTGCCCGCTTATAACTCCTGTAGTCTGTGCCATTGTATTGTAAAATTAAATGTTATGCTGGGTGAATTGTTTTAACCTGGTCTGTTGTTCCCTTTATGGAAAAATCAAACGTACTGTTTTCATGATCCGGGAAGCTGGCTTTTAAGGTTTCGATATAACCACTTCCTGTGAAATCCAAATCATCATTTACACCGGTTGTGAATTTGCACACTAAAAGCGTTCCTGCTTTCCATGCATCAAATAGAAAAGCCATGTTATACGAATCATCAAACTTAAAATGTCCGTTTCCACTTGCCGACCAGTTACGGCGTGAAGGTTTAACTGTGTCATAATCTCCGGTGCCTGCATTGTTCATGTCGAGCATGTTGGTACCTAAATCGAGATTAACACCTTTTACTGCAGCTATACGATTGCCACCAATGTATAACCCCATAATATTTCCACTTATAACTCCAGCTGTTTGTGCCATGGCTATTTAGATTTTTTAGTTTTTTTCATTTCAACTTCAACTAACTCAATAGCTATACCATCTGCAATTAGTTGTTTTCCAAATTCACGGGTTACATCCATGCGTTTTCCAACCGGTTTTTCGGTTGTGTTTAGCATATACGGTTTAATAAGTTCTATTTTCATCGCTTTAATGTTATTTTAAAATCAATTGCTTTATGGTGAACTCCGGTACCTTCCGGAATATAATTCTCTCCAATTAATGAACAACGCTCTATAGTTACACCCTGAGCCGTTCCTTTATACTCATCAAGTGCAACTCTTACTGCAGCTGCCTTGATTTCCATTGCCCGGTAATTTTCATCGAATACACTTACCTGATATCTTATATCATCAAGCGTACTTGCACCTGATGCATTGGAAGCCGGTATATTACTTACTTGAAAGAACACGATATAGGGAATTGCAACATTTTCCGGTGCCATGCCAGGATAACATTTTTCAGTTATCGTTTTCAATCGGTCATATATGGCATCATGTAACATTGCCTGTGTGTTTTTCTACAAATTTTTCAATCGTTTCCCAAATACTTTTTTCAAAATTCTGCATAATTTCCTCCTTTGTTTCATCAAAGGCGGGTCGCATAAATGGCCGAGCTGGTTGATCTGCTCTGTATCTTCTGGTTCCGGAAAAAGCTTTTGCGCCTTTTTTCTTGCGAAACCTTCCAATACCACTCACTCCAAATTCAATGTAGTGAGCAAACCACGGATCCTTTGCGCCAACAACAAATGCCGTATCTCCTTCAATGGCAATTACCTTTCCATTTTTGCGTTTAGGTCCTATGCCAATAGTCGCACCATCTCTGCTTTGATAATTTATGGTAATGCTTTGCCCTACAGTTTTTGAGTAAGCCATTACCTTAGATCGTGCTGATTTTATCAAGGGTTTTGAGGCTTTCCTTAAACCCGATTTTATAATACTTTTGGCATACGGTTTACTCGATAAACCTTCGAGCACTTTTTCAAGCTCTTTTATTCCATCGAGTCGAATGCCCTGAGCCATGTTATTTATCCCTGTAAAGAACTAAATTACTTGCGCTGGTACCGGTTGCATAAACCTTTTTCACCACGCATTTAACTTCATAACCATCAGGTACCGAACCAAACATAAGATCATCGCCAGACAAAGTTTTTACTTTAAGCGTTCCACCGGTACCCACGAATAATATGCCCGGAGTAAATTCCGTGTCATTATTTGCAGTAACTGCAATTCCAAAATCGGTAAGTGCTTTCATTATACATTTGATTTTAAAACGGTTGTTATTTCGGTAAACTGGTTATTATCAATATCTTTTATTCCTGTAATTTCCCAATACTTATTTTCGAAAGAAACTCTCATGTTTGGAGTAATGGTATTGCGGTACCTTATAATATAAAGCCTGGTTCTTACATGAACTTCAGTACCTTCACTCTTTCCTTCTGTTGCGCCTACATCAACTATTTTTGCAAATGTTGTTATAGAATCGCTCCATGAGCCTGTTAGTTCGCCTCCGGCATCTTTTGCCGTTGGAGGAGTTTGAAAAATTACCTTTCTTATTTTTCCTGCAAAGTTCATGCGCTGGGCACTTCTGCCATTGAAAGTAAATACTCAAAACCTTTTTCAAGTTTGCTTACTATGGTTCCGGTTATTTCCTCGGTTCTGTTTTCGTACATATGCCTTAGCAATATTTTTATTGCCTGAGTAATATATTCCGGAATAGGATCTGTTGAAACAGCCGGATCATGCCCTGCGATAAAAGTTATTTTAACGGCGTTAGGAATATCCTCCGTGTTAGGCTTTGATAAAAGCTTAACTACCGGAGGATTATGTTTTCCTGTTGCTGAGTAATCGGAAGTTGAAAGCTCCTCGTAAGAAGTTTCGCCAACCGGAATGTATTCGACTTTTGAAATACTGGTAACAGGTTTCTTCAGGATGTAAATCAAATCATCTGAAGGAAATGCATCCAGGTATAATGCCCATGTGGACTTTACACAGATGTAACCCGTGCGCTGTTCGATAAACTTTCGTGAAGCTTTTACCAAAAGATCTATGTACGTATCGAAATCTGTATTAGCAGATTCAATAAGCAAATGATCTTTGGCTGCGGCAGTAGTTACCGGCTCAGATGCAGGGGCTGTTACCAGGTCGAAATACATGGCTAAAGCTTTTTAACTCCGTTAATGGCAAATCGTACAAAAGTTCGCTGGGTATCTCCACCGGTTACGTATAAACGGGCCCTTTTAAAACGAAGTTCATCTTCTACCAGGGCAAGAGTTTGCACTCCGTTTATTGTGGTTGATGAAAGCGTATGCCAATAACTACCGGTACGCCAGTTTGAAACCTGAAAATAAGCAACGCCTGCAGTACTTCCAGATACAGAGTCGGCCTGAATAGTATAACTTACATCCCAAACATTATCGCCAAGAACTGAAGGATCGATAGTGTAGGTTATAGCTACTGCGTTGTCGAGAGTGTCTAAATATTCGTAGTGGAAATTTTTCTGTGCGCTAACGCTATTTAAAGCGAATGTGAGCACCAAAGCGAGTAATACTAAAATCTTTTTCATTATTCTTTTGGTTTTAAATATTCAATAATTTTTTCAGAAAGGTTTTTATTGATGCCTTTTACATCGGTAAAGTCTGTCATAGACTTTATATCTTCAAGAGTTAATCCTGCTTTTGCAAGATGATTCCTTCCAGGTAAATCTTCGGGAAGTTCTGAAGGTTCAGTAGCAGGTATGGCAAACCCACCTTCTATTAATTCCTTTGACTGTTTTTCCTCGAATTCACCAGTTTCTCCTACATGATAACCAAGGCGGAAATCCTTCGGGTACTTTACTATTTTTAAACTAATTTTTTTCATTGGATAATTTATTTAAAGCTCCATCACTTGGATGGAGCTTTTATTTTATATTAAACTATTGCATCTTTCATAGCTGCAAAGGAGGCAGCATTGCGGATAACAACATCCCAGAATGAATTAATTACGATTTCCATTTGGTTTGTTTTAGCATTGGTAAATGGATTAACCACTACATCAAAACCACCCCACTGAAGGAGAAGAAGATCATTAAAGTTTCCATAAATAATTGCAGAGCAATTACTTGTTTCTCCTTTGGTAAGATCTGATGGAACAGCATTGGTTACACCAGCTTTATATCCCATGAGTTCATTATTCATTTTCAGATCCCAAACCATTTGACCACTACCGGCATCAAGAGGTGTCTTTTTCAGTTTTGCTCTTACTTTAGGATTGGTTAAATATGCAAGTGCATTTACATCGGCATTTGCAATTGCAACGGCTTTTTCCAAATCAATAATATGATCTGATGTTGGAGCTGCTCCATTTGTTCCACCTATAACTGAACCGATGGATCCATTAGCTAAAATACCGGATGGTTCACCTGATCCACCACCTTCAATAGCTGCCTGCTGTAACGCTTGAACGATTGCATTAACAATATCGTTTTGAACTAATTTTTCAACGTCATAGTTTCCTGCCTGGGTAATGAGTTGTTTAGAAAATAATCCGTATGCACCAAGTCTTTTAGGTGCAGCGGTTACTGGAGTTAATGCAGGTGTTCCATCTGCATTAGCATCAACCTCGCCTTCCCATGAAGCTGATGCTCCACCTGATTTTGGAATACTCATATTACCAGTTAATCCGGTAACTTGCTGAGCTCCTAATGCAACTAATACGTTTTTCTCATATAATGCTCCAATAAAATCATTCACATCAGTTTGCACTAAATAGGATCCTGAACTTGAACCAGCTAAAAGGCCTGTTCTTTTTTCAGCTTCTTGTTTTGCTGTTCTGCTTGATGCAAGAATTCTGTAAGGAATAGCGAAATTACCATTAGGAGTAACGCCTGCAGCTCTCATTTCTTCGATAGCTTCCTGATGCATTTCAGCCTCAAAGCCTTCAAGTTTACCTCCTTTGAGAATATTACCAATACCCCTAAGAATAGAGAATTGCTTTAATTCGTTTTGTTCTCTTTTTTCAT